ACCAGTTCCCCATACTTCAAATGGATTCTGCTTCTCTATTGCACGCTTGATGTACATAGGAAATGGATATGTTAAGTCTTGACCTGGACCATAACCTGAGAATGGTCTAAAGATATGAACGTTATCAACAAAGGATGCTAAGAACTCACCAGTTAATTTAGACCAGCCATAGGTAGCATCAGGTTTCTTTGGACTATGAATAGACATATCCCACTCGCGTAATTTGATATGCATATCATCTGTCTGATACATAATTGGATAAGCAGCAGATGATGAGAAGTAAACTATCTTACTTGGCGTAGTCTTTAAGCACCATTGGAAAAACTCTGAATCAATAGAGAGGTTATCAGCGACCGCCAATGGTCTGCCCTCAATACTTTCACGACCGCCCACAATAGCAGCAAGATGAACAACAAGGTCAAAACTTTTATCAGATTCTTTGAAGTAATCACGGCAGTCAACTCCATCTTTTATATCTATGCCAACAACATTCCAACCTTTACCTACCAGGTAGGTAGTGAAGTGACTTCCAACAAATCCTAAGTGTCCAGTAACAAGTGCGTTCTTCATTTCATTATGGCCTTTGCCACCTTGATTGCATCATCTTTCATCTCTTCCAACGCATACCTGCGGAACTCTTCCGCGTCGTGGTTGCCTACCTCTGATGAGTTTACCTCGTGGTATTGCTCATCTGGCTCAGACTTGCCGTTCATATAATGCATATGTTCAATGATGACATCGTGATGGTAGTCGATGCAGTCCAAGATATTTCCAATAGCCATCCAGAAGTTATCCATATACAAGTGGATTAACTTTGGTGGTGCCATAAAGCCCAGCGCTTTAATGATGTTGGTACTCATCATCACCGCTGTCGCTAAGTTCTGTCCTTGAAATAGGTCATTGCCATAAGCAAGACCGTAGCCTCGCTTATCTATTGGCTTGTATAACTTCTCATCCCAACCAAGAGTGCGAACCATATGGTCATCGCCCATAAAGGTAATAGTCTGATACTTGTCGGCATACTTAGTAGCCAGCAGGTTAAGTGTTCCATTCATTCTCAACCGTGGGTTAACCTCATACTGAACACCTTTAATCTTATTCTCTAGGTACTTATCAGCATCATCGTCATCTAAACCAAGCATCACATCAGAGATGATGGAGTTCTTGATGACAGCCTTAGCACTAGCCTTAGCCTTATCTGGTCTGCTACGCGTAGGAATAATTACCAAGTTTGTTTTCATTACCAACTCACATTCGAGTGTAGATACGAGCGACCCTGTGCATCACTGTCACCTATCTGACAGGTGCCAAAGTTTACAAAGAGAGTGGCCCACTCTGAAGCGTCTGCGGTGTGTGGTCCGAAACGATTCTTCACAGCGGCCACTCTCAACATACCCTGCGGGTCATACCCCAGAGTAAGAATGATGGCAGGTAGTTGACTTACCTTGCCGTGGATTGAACGACGTGGCGGTGGCATAGTCGGAGAACCATACTCACTAGCCTCTGAGACGTGGTGCAATACCAGCACGCACGCTTCAGTCTTCCTAGCCATATCGTGCAACTCCATCATAATCGCACGCAAACCTGCCCACTCATTATCAGATTCTGCTGCGACGTTCATCAAGTTATCAATGACAATTAACTCTGGTGATACCCCATAGAGTTCTATGTATGCCTTGACCTCTGCTTCGATATCATCAAGAGACGGAGATGAGTCAAAGACCCATTGGATATTACCAATTCCTGATAGATACTTAGCGTAGTAATTGTCATCTCGTTGCAGGTTCTGCTCAACAGTTAACTGGCTATGACCAGATAGATGAGCAGATGCCCTTAATATGACAGTAGATATATCTGTGTCAGCAGAAAAGAATAGAGTTGGAACGTTTGCTTTGATGGCATAGATAAGTGCAAACATAGACTTACCAGCATTCGGTGCAGCAGCAACCATACAGACTTGTCCACGTCTAAACTTAATGTTCTTGCCTACTAAGTTCTTCCACACATCGGGCAGTGGTGACGCTTTAGTTTGCGTACCAGCCCAAGCCTTATGTATTTTAAGCAACGCCCTCTTCCCTTACCCTAATGTTTCTTTGTCTGCGAATTACACGACGCTGGGTTTCGACAAGTCCTCCCCAGATACCGTGGTGTTCATTGTAAATTCCCCATTCGGCGCATTCTGTTTGGTGTTGGCATCGACCACATATACTTTTTGGATAACGTGAGTCAATGTGATTGTCCTCTTTATCTGGGAACCACCAGTCCCCACCAACTTCTGCACATAGCGGAGCCTCGTATTCTCGTGGCTCACGCATTGGGTTATCTCACAAATATCGCGTCACACTTATTTGGAGCACCCTTCGGTGCTGGACACATCCAACCTTTCCACGGACCTTTAGCAGATACACCTTCACGGAATGTCATCGCACCGTGCGAACAGGTCGGCGCTTGACCTTCTTGAATGGTAGGTTTAGGTGCAGAACTTGGGGCTGCGCTATTTCGTACGGGCGCAGAATATGTAGAGCCTCCGAGAGATTGACTCACACTGCCGATGAGTGGAGCAAAGTCTTGCGCTGTTGTTAGTAGCGCTTCTAGTTCCTCTTTGCTTGCAGCATAAAGGTTAATGAGAGTTCCGTCGGGTGATTTGAAGTTCACCTGGAACTTTGTGTTTTCTGATGCAGCCATTATTTATCTCCTTGTAACTTCACAGATAGCCTTGTGCTCTCTGCGCCCTGCTTTGTTGGGACATAACCAAGAAGTCTTTCTACCTCTTCTTTGTCCACTTGCTTGATACCTGCAACTGTAGTCCAACTCACTGACACTCCAGTTTGTGTGATACCAGCAAACCCTTGTAGTGATTCCTTCAGGGAATCTTTTTCTTTTGTTAACTCTTTAATCTTCTCATCTAACTGCAAAAACTTAAGCGCATTGTTACTTGCGTCTGGGTCTTTTATCTCCACCTCTTCAGTTTTTGTACGTTCTTTTTTTAGACCAACGCATCCCATCTGCCCTGATGCGTCGTAGTATTTACAATAGAACTTGCAATAACTTTCATCTCGCTCTGGCGATGGAGCCTCACTGGATGCCTTAATCGCTTCGAGCCAAGACAAGGCTTCGAGCGCAACCTTCTCGTCATACGCTTCCGTATGTACTTTGATGTCACGCTCGTCGCCATCCCTCGGTATGGCTACCAGATTAACTCGGCGGGGCTTCCCCTTCCCCGACTTGTCAAGCAAGTAGCCATAGACCTGAACCTGCCAGCGTTGTTGCTGGCTAGGAAAGTATGAAAGGTTTTGTTTCTTGACTGTCTTCCAGTCAACCACATCACCTGATTCTGGAATAAACAAATCGATATGAGCCTTCATACCGTTGTATTCCACTTCGGTTTCTATCATCAAATCTTTATTATCAGCAAGTGAATGTTCAATAGCATTATGAATAGCAGTACCCATAATCGCTGCCAACTTTAATTCGTTATCGTTTGTCTCTGGTTGGTCATTGAGTCGATACCAAACCTTGCGTGAGCAGCCACCTAACTCTGATGGACCAATTTGTACCTGCTTAGAGCGTGCTCGATTATTCTCTCGCTTATGTAAAGCGGTAACTAATAGTTCCTTTGGGTCAGTCATTGTTTAACGCCCCTTGCTATATCCGCCGCTGCGTTATGAGCATTGTGGTAATAAATGTTTGGATAAACTTGACATTCATCAGTGCATAATCTATCAATTTCTTTAGCAACTTCAAGTCTGGTAATTTTAACCATCTCTTGAAGAACATTACATATACACGGTACTTGTACTTTATTTTTTATTTGAATTCCTTGATAATGCCAGCAGAGATTAGCGACAGAATCTATGATTTCGTCATTAAGTATTCTCATCCCAACTCCTTCTCAATAGCCTCAATAACTTTACGCATAGCATCTTTATACCCACCCTTGTAAAACATTTTTGCTATCAATACAGGGTCTTGTTCATTAACAATATTTATATTCATTTGTTCAGTAAATTCTTTCGGTAATTCAACTATCTTGCGTAATGCTATAGCAAAGTTAGCGGGGGCAAAGTCGTGAGTAGTACATTCATTAAGTCTATCATTTATCTTTGCCAGCAATTCATCGTGTGTCATTCGCAATCTCCTGTGCAGTCGTGAGTTTCAGCAAACTTCTTCTGACAGTACTCGCACATTGCGCCATTTTCTACACACCAGTTACAGTATCTATCAGTTTGAAATAAAATCTTCTGGTCATCGCATCCCATTAGAATGCCTTATCCCAGCGGGTTAGCGTGACATTAAAAAATATCAAGTTGATTTGGAATACTGTCGCTATCTTCACATTGGTATCTTCTCGAAAGACTTGGTAGAAGTCAATACCTAAACCAAAGTTTGACAGACAATAACGGTTAATGTAAACAGTTGACTTACTAAAATCCTTTTGCATTAGTACACCCTTTCCTGAGTAACCAGTTGTACAGGCTCGTGAGTATTCACGTCAAGCACCGACGCTATTTCTATGGCGTGTTTTGCATACTTCTCTGGTTGAGAATATGCGCGGTGCAAGTTCCCAAAGAGAAAGCCCAGAGCAAACTGGCCTCCTGTACCAAGACCGTACAGCCCGTGGTCAGACTGAATAAAAGATAAATCGACAGCGATATGAAACAGATTGCCATTGAAAGAAACCAGATAGTCAAAGCCAGCGTCCTTGTCTTTTGTGGCCTCGTATGGGTCATAACCATTCTCCTTAAATGCAGCAAGTATTGACGGCAGTATCTTCTTACCCATCCATTGAATCGGGTCTGCGCCTTTGTACGCTGGCGGATTCCAGTTGTATGCAAGGATGTCACCAGGGCGCGTATCGCCTACAATTCCCAGCAGATACTTTCCGACGTGTACTATCTTCGGTGTCTTAGTTGAGATTGTCCGTAGGTTATCTTCGGTGATTTGTGAATCAGCGGCTAAGATAACTTTATCGTCGGTCTGTATTCCGCAGAGTGTTGTCATAATCTCACTATACATTATCGGCGTGTCTTCCCTGCAGTGACACGCCGAATTGCTAAAATATGAGCGTCAGCGAATATATAAGAGCCGCCATATATCGGCGGCGGCTCGAAGCGCTCGGCGAGGGCCTCGCATCAGCCGAGCAGACTGTGTTGCTCCGTCTACTCACCCTGCTAAAAAAGCGGGACAGTCTACCACCGATAACTGCTGCTGATTTACGAAGCCTTGGTCCAATTCATATCTGCTCCTGCGGATGTTCTGTCTTTAATGTCTTCGCTCAGTTTGAAGATTATGAAATTTCTTGGTGGGCTTTAGATGCCACCTGTGCTAACTGTGGCAATCTGGTTCGTATCCCCTGTCCAGTAGACAAAGATGCATAAACTGTCTAACATTGATATAGAAAACAGAACAGCAAGTTGCGCTGTCTGCGGAGATGTACTCATCCGCTATCGTGAGAAAAATAAGAATACAGGCAAGATAACTTGGCGCTGTGCCAATGTAGTCAACCGCCGTCAGAACGCTCTCTATTGGCCTTACAGACTCTTTAAGAAGGCATCCTGTGAGAAGTGTGGCTTTGTGCCAGAGCACTCTGCTCAGTTAGATGTGGACCATATAGACGGCAACAGCAAGAACCACGACCAGTCTAACCTGCAGACCTTGTGTGCTAACTGTCATCGCCTCAAGACTATTCAAAATAAAGACCATATGAAAACAAAAAAGAGGCTCCCATTCCTTTCGGAATGAGAGCCTTATTGCCTCGCAGTTAGCGGTTAATTACTTAGAACCGCGTCCAAATTCTTTTGCGTGTGGGTCAAGCCACTTGAGTAATGGACCAGCAAAACCTGCTAGTGCTGCTGCTCCAAGTTTCTTTGGGTCTGTTTCGCCAGCAAGGTAAAGTGCTACAGCAGATGCTGCTGCTGCACGAAACCAAGTAACTGCCATTGCTTTGAACTTTTCGTTCATTTGCTCTCCTTCTTTTTTGGTAAAGGTTTGGGGATAAGTGTCTTTACCTTTGGTACTTCACCCATCCAGGAAAACCAGTTGGATGTATCCTCACCGCAGCCTGGCTTAATGGATATATGAAGATGATGGTGGTGCTTATTTGGACCTGTGTAATCGTGTTCGTGTCCATCCTGCCAGATTCTTCCAGCGTGAATGAGATACTTCACTCGCGGGTCAGTCTGTAATCTTTTGTAAATATCTTTGCAATCAACACCATTGGCTGGGTCTGTTGTTAAATCAACAGCAAAGCCTGAGTTGTGGTCAGAGTTTGGGTTCTGTTTCTGATGGGCCGCAGATGGTAATAATCCATCGGCTGTCTTGTTCCTCTTCGGCCAGAATGCGCTCGCTTGCTTGAGTACAGCA